TTTTAATACCTTAGAGACATTACGTCCTCCTACTGTTTTGTCCTTTAGGATAAATGAGCGGTATTTTAATTTGCTTTGTTCACCGATAATTTCCTCGACTTGAGGAATACTTAGGTGAGTAATAGCGATATCGGCCATAAGTCCACCGTACTGCACGATTGATTCGGCTAGAGTCTTACCAACGCCTTGAAGTAATACCTTTGCGTTACGTTCTGCGATAGCAATACCTGTAGCTTTTTGGCTTGCTTGTGGAAGATTGCCTCCAGTGACATCTGAAATGGATGATTCGTCCATTGATTTTTCAACAACAGCCATAGCGCCGAACATCTTACTAAGATCTGCTTGTGGGAGCATAGCAGTAACCTTGACATCTTTATCGGCAAAGGCGGTAACAGCGTTAGGAAAGATGATATCTGAGTCCACTTTATCGGTTCCTGAGACAGCTAAAGGCATGTTTGTATCAAGAAATGCCCGGTTCATACCTACTTCATATTGAGCATCAAGTAATTGATTGTCCCAATACTGAGAGTTCATCAATGATTTGTAGTAAAAGAAGTGTTCATTAACTCTTTGATATCCAAAAGGGACCACATTATACTTTGGAGCGTTTCGATTATCTCTATGGCGTATAGGATTATTATCTACATCATTATCACCAAGATAAATACCACCAATGAAACATACTTCTGTATCACTTCGGCGGTTTAAATAGGTTGCTTCTTCAACAAGGAAAGGATGTTCATCATCTTTAACATCATAGAACAGTCCTTGATCTGCACTGTAGATTGATTTGGTTCCTGCTTGGACGTATTCCCAATTCTCGTGTTCTCCATACTTTGCTTCTGCTTCGTTTTTATCTATAAAACGGCGTTTGATTAAGTTACCTTGCTTCTGGATGTTCTGCTCGTAAGCGTTTTTAATAAGAATCTGATCGGCGGAATATACTGGAGCTTGAAAACCTGACAGGACTTCGTCAATAATTTCTTTTGAGGTGAATCCTTTATCAGTTTTCTCTTTAATAGTTTGAAAGACTTGAGCGTATTCCCCGCCAAGATAGGTTACTGGATTGACCAACATACCCATAGAGGCCATAAGGAATGAAGATTTATAGTTTGAGTTGTTCACCATCCACTCTGTAATATCACGCATAGCATCAGAAAACCAACGATCTTCTTCATCGTTCTCATTTTGAGCCATGAACATAGGAATGATGTATCCGGCAGTGATCTGAGCATGCATGGCAATAGCCTTATTTCGAGCCTTGGAGCGTGTTCCGCGCCACTTCCATGCTTCTGCTGGATCTTCTATATTTTCGTCTACAAAGGCATTAAAAGTCCTTTGGTCGCGGTTCATACGATCAATAACTGAGAGATCATTAAGCTCTGTCCATGGTCTATTGAGTATTTCAACACCGTCTGAAAAATCTTTTTGAACAGTAGCAGTAAAGTCTTGAATTTCTTTTGAAGGAGTGTAACTAGAAACAGCAGCTTTAGCCGATGATGTATCGCCAATCATAATATTTTATTAAAAATTAGCACATCTTACCATGTGGACTGGATATAATTGTAACATAAAAATAACAAATTAGGTTATGACCGGCGATTATATCCGGAGTAAGTTGGCTTGGTTGTTGTTGATCCGCCTTTAATAATTGAAGCTATCTGATCTTGATACCCGAGGGCATCGAGAACATCATCATGCATACCATTTGGAAACTGAGCTTGTTCTTCTACAAGAGCATCGCATTGACCTTTCACATGGCGAACAGATTTTGTTGCATATCTTGGAATGATACTTCGTATTCTAATTTCCTTTGCGGTTCCTTTATGACTCAATTCAATAATAGGTAAAAATCTATTGCGTTTTCTTTGTTCAGAATCAAGAAATGGTTTCAATCCATCGAGATAAGCCGTTCGTTCAATACCTATTGAAGAATACTTCCGGCGTTCCTGTAGAGCAAAAAGAGAGTCCACAAGTTCTTCCGGACCAATCTTTGCCCGCCATGCGCGAAGATTCCAAAAGTTTTCTTTATCTACTTCGTTATCTACGAAACCACAAAAGTCTGCTTGTGATTTTTTAGACATGGCCGTATCAACAGTTAAATACCTTGCGGTTGATTTTACAGCCAGCTCAGCTTCTGAGATATCAACATACCAATCAGGATTGAACTCTTGTTTCTCAGTGAGAATTGGATTGCATTGGTAAAGTGCGGCAAAGTCGTAAAGTCCGATAGCCACTTTTATCTTTCCAAGGGCTTCGGTTGTGTATCTCTCCGGCCATAAAGCATCACCTATTAGTCTTATACCGTCATTTTCAATTGCTACTGCGGGAAATTTGATAACCTTTGTCATTTTACAAAGATCCTCATCTGCAAGGATTCGTCCGGCAAGATCATCCATGTGCCACCGTGTCATAATAATAATCACTACGCCACCGGGTGAAAGACGAGTGAAAGCCGTTGAAGTAAACCAGTCGTATGTTTTCTCTCTGTATACAGCCGATTCTGCTTCTTCCCTGTTTTTAACTGGATCGTCAATAAGCAATATATCAGCACCACGTCCGGTTATAGCACCACCTACTCCGGCGGCAACATATCCACCACCTTTGTTAGTACTCCACCTACCACGGGCTTTTTCATCTTCTTTGAGTCGTGTATTAAATATATTTTTATAGGCAGGTGTGTCTACTTTATCACGAGCTTTACCACCGAATCCTTCAGCTAGTTCGGCGGAATAAGATGTAATAATAATCTCTTTTTCTGGATTACGTCCCAAGTACCACGTAGGAAAGTCTATGGAACATTGTTTCGATTTTCCATGTCTTGGCGGGACAGTAACAATAAGGATTTTATAATCCCTATCACCAAAAACTTCGATGTGTTCAAGCTCTTTAGCAATCTTTTCGTGATGCCAATTCGGCTTATATCGAGGATCAGTAGCGACCTCAAAATCAACTAGGTTGTTTTTCGCTCCCTCTATTACCATTAGATCCTCTGGCGATAATTCGTCGAGCGATTGTTTCTCGTTGTTCATCATTGAAAATAGCTATATTAAACACACTTGTATCAGCGACCTTTGGACCATATTTTGATTTACCAATACGCTCTGCTACAAACTGTGATACATCTGATTTTATTTTAAGTAGTCCAGTGTTGTGTACAAAAACAGGCTCTTTTTTACTATTTTTTCCTTTACCAATTTTATTAAATATAGGACCAAAGGCTCCCATAGCTTGAGTTTCAGATGGAAGATCTAGTAATTCATTAAGGTTTCTTTCAGCTTTTAAAAGCATAGGGGATATTTTCCCCAGTCTTTCCGCTAGCCAGTCCGGCATCAAATTCATTATGTTTTCAGCATACTCTTTGGCAAAACCAGCTTTCAATGCACTATGTATAGCAATTGAAAATGTAGGACTTTTAGGATTCAAGTAATAAGAAAGAAAAAGTTGTTGTCGGGGATCAGCCACCCATTGATTAGCTCCGTAAGGATTGTTTTTATGCGGTAAAACTGCATCCGTGATCTGAGACTTTGTTTTTGTTTTCTTTCTTTTTACTGGCATAGCTTTTAGTAACCCTTCTTACCTGACTTTGATTTCTTTACTTTCATCTTCTTAGCGTGCTTCATTGGCTTCTTCATCATACTCTTTCGAGCGGCTCCTGATTGTGGCATAAATTTATACGTTATGACCGTGCTTAATAAACGGAACTTTAAAACTGAGAACAAAACTGTGGCGACCGATATCTATAATAAAATTCTTTTGAAAGGTATAAAATTTCATATTTATCCTTTATCGCCATCTAATACTGACTCGAACGCTTTATTCCTATCTGATTCTGCCTCGTCCTCAGAAGCTTTTAACATTCCCTCCTTCTTTGCCCAGTAGTATGAATAGGTTCTGATTGCTTTTGCAATTTCTTCATATCCCTCAACCGGAGATTTTTCGCGGATCTCAGGGATAAGGATATCTGTCGTGATAAGCATCGAAGCAACTGATACACCGTGTTCAACTTCAAGACGTACTACTTTTGCTGGATCTACTACATCCTTTCCTATCTCCAAATTGCCCCCGGCGTTCTTTTGGATCTGATTGTAAGGTGCTAAAAGAGTTTCCGTAAGAATGTTATGTGGAAGCTTGTCGGCGATCTTCTTTAAACAAAGACCTCCACCTGCCACATAACCCTCATCCAGTGCCGCCTTACAAGCAAAGACACCATCTTCTACCTTAAGCTTAAGGTAAAGACCCTCTGCGCTCGTTGTGGATCCTACACGGATGACTCCAACAGCAGATGATAGGCTTGCAATACGCTTCTCAAGTGAAATGCGAGTGATATCATTCCTAGATTCTTTAATCTGTTTTTTTAGAATGTCACACCTCTCCGATATCAAGGTTCCTGTTCCTCGTTTTATTAGTTCACCCCTACCTCCCAAGAGAACTGCATCCTCCCGATTTTCGGTATCCTTAACTACTATTTTACCAGCAAATCCTAAGTCTGTCACTGTGACTGTTTCTAGTTTCTTTCCAATTTCCTTATCAATAACTGTTGCGCCGGTATAAACAGCAAGATCTTCTAGTTGTTCAGTTCGTAGAGCTGGACATTTTATCGGATAGCACTCCATACCATTTTTTGTAGTTTCAATAAGAGACTTTATAACCATCGGAGAAAAGTCTGGAGCAAAAAAAGCTATCCTTGGTACTTTCACTCGATCTAGGATAGCAACCACCTGCCATGGATTATCCAATTTGTAGTTAGTTATCAAAACTGCTGTATCCTCGACGATCATTTCAAATCGTGCGGGATTATTTACAAATGCTTTTGATCCTACTTTTGAAGGGAATCTCATACCACGAATAACTTCTGTCTCCAAAGTTCTTTTATACCCCTCAGTAACGTCCACGTGGTTATCCATGAAGTTTCCAGCGCCATCTCGACCAATCTCCCATATAAGCTTTGCAACACTCTTAGCGGCTTCCTCATCTTCCTTACCTATTGAAATAATAGCGATCTTCTCAAGATCCGCGAGAGTTTTAATAAGCTTTGCTTGAGCCTTAACTTCAGCGATAACTAAATCTTTAGCTTCTTTCATCTCTTGTCTCAGCGCCCGGACACCTTTACGAACAGGAGTTTTGGAGCTTATAAGGCTGGCAGAAGGCACATCTTGTTCTGAAATCATACCAAACACTCGATTTATAAGATCACCGGCAATCACGGCGGTTGTAGTCGTGCCATCACCTACAAGCTCATTTGTCTTTTTAGAGCCTTCTTTAAAAGCATCAGCTGCTAATCGTTCATGTTCATCTTTGAGTCTTATATTCTCACTTATCGTCACACCATCATTTGTATTTCGAGGACCACGATTGCCTGTTCGAGGGAGGATCGCATTCTTTCCTTCCGGACCAAGAGTAAGTTTTACTGTGTCATAAACCTTATTTACTCCCGCAAGGATCTTTTTTCTTGCCGCTATACCAGTAAGAACTTCTGTTATGTCTGCCATTTTTATTATTTTATTTAAAAAATTATTATATTTATATACTATCACACTTTGTATAACTTGTTATAAAAGATTGACTATCTTTGTGTATGTGCTAGTATTATCTTGTCCCACAAGGACACAATAAATATATATATCTAGGTGCTGGAGGACCCCATTTCACCGGTTTAAGTCGCCTTAGGGCGATTTTTACTTATCTTTTATTTCTCTCATATATTTATATAGGTAGTTACTTACAAGCCCCAGTATGCCCCCAACTTTCTCCAACACAATTTGGTAATCTGCCACTCTTTTTATTTGATGGTTTGTCTAAGGGCGTACTCAAGTATTCTTGATAGTCCCTGAAAAAGTGCCAAACTCCAGTTACATCAACCTCAACCTGACTAGCATTCATTTTTCCAAACTTTTGAATTAAAATAAGTCTATCTCCTCTAAGTTCTAACATGGCTATTTCTTTATTTGTCATATATCTTTATCTGTTAATGGTGTGTCTAGAGAGGCGTATCGACGAAAATTAAAGTGTAAGTCGGCGTGATGTATCTGGCATAACCATTTCACCTGTAGTGGTTTTGAATAGTCGTCGTGATGTCCTTGGGATTTTACATTTCCACACACTACGCACGGCTCCTTTTTCACCTTACCACTTTTTACTGCGTCCCTTAGCGTATACCTCGCTTTGTATTTCTCTGGGAACTTTACCACTTGTCGCAAAAAATCTCGCATCTGTCGACCTTCTTGTTTTCTTTTTAATGACCACTCTCGTTGCTTCACGGGGTCGTAATTCTTACGTTTATTTAGTAAACTCCTTGCATCCCAACATTTTTTACAGGAACCCTGAAGACCGTTTCGATTAGCAGACAACTTATAAAACTCCAAAACGGTCTTTTCCATTTTACACAATATACAAATCTTATTTTTCATACTTAATTTGGCGTTTACAGTTCGGGCATTGTCTAGGTTTTTTGACCCTTGATACCCATTCGTAAAAACAATGTTTACATTTATTCATAGATTAAGTATATATTATTATTATTATGAAGTCAAGGAAAAAAGGAGGTCGTCTACTTCCCCCATTAGTCTGTTCACTTGACCTGCGTAAACTACATCTTCTCCTTTTTCATTTTTATGAGCAGAACTTTCTACCGCTAATAATATGTTTTGTATAATTACGTTTACCCTCGCTCTATCTTCTGCTATGGCTTGTGCGATTGAGTAAGTTTTATTATCTACAATCTGTGAGTTTTTAATGGCATTGGCATTACATTGAGGGCAAGCATTAGGGTCAAATCCTTGAGCAAAATCAGTAGTGCTTGGATTTGGGAAGAATGGTTTATCGCAAATGTGGCATCGTGTTATTTTCATAATTCTTTATCTGTTTTGTCTTGGAGTGTGGCGAGGAGGTCGCTTAATGCAACCTGATAGCCTATAACCATATTTTGATTGAGAAGATTTGTTATCCTGTTTTGCTCGCTGTCTTCTGGTAATTTATCAATAGAGTTTTCACTTTTTAGACTCATGCTCTTTATTTTATCTCTCACCCTATCCCTTTCTTCTGCTAGGGCTTGTTTATAACC